ACCTCATATTTAACCCAGAGGGGTATTTTCGGTCGGGATTCGGACCAGGCCACGCGATTCGCACTCGACGCGTTTTCTTGTGTGTTCCTTTCCGCGTCGGGAGGGGTTGCTTGAGTCGCGTGGTCTGACCTGAATCTCGGCAGAACTCCACTACAACATATCGTCGGAGGGGCGAAACTCGATGCCGCGTAAGGCAAAGCCCATAGAAGTACCGAAGAGGCCGCCACGTTCTCCGGAGGAGGCCGAGGATCGTCTAATCTCCCTGGCGACGACTAGGGCTGAGATGATGCTGGCCGAGGGTACGGCGCCTCCGTCGGTCGTGATTCACTATCTCAAACTCGGAACCAGTCGTGAGAAGCTCGAACAGGAGCGACTCCGCGCCGAGAACAAAATGCTCAAGGCCAAAGCCGAAGCACTCGAGGCTTCTGCTAGAGGCGAAGAAGCGTACGCAGAGGTACTCAGAGCGTTCCGCGCTTATTCCGGCGGTGGTGTCGGTGAGGACGTACTCTGAACTGATCGAGTTTCCTGATTGGGACTCGAGACTGCGCTACTTGCAGACTTTCTCGGACCCGTACGCGCGCACATTCGGCGAGGGGCGCTACCTGAACCAGAAGTTCTATCACTCGCCGGAGTGGAAGAGGTCTCGAGACATCACCATCGCTCGAGACTTGGGCCGAGACTTGGGGATCGAGGGAATGGAGATCCAGGGTAAGCTTCTAGTTCACCATATGAACCCGATGAAGCCCGAGGATCTCATCGATTTCAATCCTGCGGTGCTCGATCCGGAGTACCTAATCACTGTGTGTCACGATACGCACAACGCTATACACTACGGCTTCGCTCGAGAGAGTGAGCTGATCGAACGTCGAGAGGGCGACACCAAGCTATGGTGAACAACTATCGAGACGAGCTCTTTCACTACGGCGTTCCGGGGATGAAGTGGGGTCGACGCAAGACCTACCAGAAGGTCGGCCAGCAGACCATCGGCTCGAAGTCCACAGCGCAGATCATCGCTGACAAGCGGGCCGCACTTCGGTCGGAAACCCAAGGTCGATTCGCCAAGGCATCCGTCTCGTACTTCGCCAAAATGGCCGGAGTCCAGCGAGGTGCCGCCAACGCGAAGAAGCAACACGACGCCAAGGTCGAGCGAGAGCGGAAGAAGAAAGAACGGGAGCGGATTCGTGCCGAGAAGGCCGCCGCTCGAGAAGCAAGAAAGGCGGCACGAGGCAAGTGACCCGTTACAAGGACGAGTTGTTCCACTACAGCGCGAGGCTTCCCGATGCACAGCTCCTTCGCAAGAAGAAGCGCGTTTCGGCGGAAGAAGACACTCGGGGCGACGACGAGAAGGCGCCCAAGAAGAAACTTTCCCGTCGTCAGATGCTCCTCCAGGCTCTCCAGAAGAACCCGACGAAGATCGGGACCGATGCGGATGAGCCCGAGCAGGACGAGTCGGAGCAGGACCTCTCGGCCAATACCAAGCGCAAGAAGCTCGCTTCCAAGAGTATGAAGGGCAAGCCGCGCTTCCCCCTCAAGAAGGCCTCACGTTAATGGCTGATGGGTCGATTCTCCAGACCGTCAAGAAGATGCTCGGTCTCGAGGCATCATATACGGCATTCGACGACGAGCTAATCTCCCACATCAACTCGGCAATATTCGAGTCGGCCCAGCTCGGCCTGCCTCGCTTCCACATCACCGGGCCGACCTCAACGTGGGGCGAGTGGCTCGGCGAGGACGAATTCAAAATCGAGGCGGTAAAGTCTCTGATCTACGCACGCGTTCGACTCGACTTCGATCCACCGAACAACTCCTACGTCACTGAGGCGTTTCAGAAGCGGATCGTTGAATTGCAGTGGCGCATCAACCAGGAGAAAGAATTCTCATGAGTAGCTCCATCTCTCGCCCCGAGGATGTCCTTGCGCATCACGGCGTCAAGGGCATGAAGTGGGGTATTCGCCGTTCTAGCAAGAGCAGCGGTCCGAGTCAGACGGGCCCCAAGAAGCAGGAGGCTCGTAAGGCGTCATCTCTGTCCGACGCCGAGCTTCAGCGTCTCGTGAACCGAGCTAACCTAGAGCGCCAGTACAACCAGGCGTACGGCCCTAAGCCCTCTCAGCGCAGTCGGCTCAAGAAGCAACTCGCCTCGCTTCCGGGCGACATCGCCGTGAGCGCCATCCGGAACGTCGGCACGAAGTACGCCACCAATTATCTCGACAGTGCCGTATCTGCAGGAGCCAAGGCATCCAAGAAGCGGAAGAAGCGGAGCTGAGCTCCTAGATGCTCAGTAATACCGCAACCCCGCGTTATTACGCTGAGTTCCGTGCGCGAGTCCTGTCTGGCGAGATCCCGGTATGTCACGAAATCGAACTGGAGATGAATCGAATCGATGACCGCGTTCGTAATCCTAGTTTCTACTATGACGATCTTGCGGTCGAGGGTTTCATCCGCTTCTGCGAATCGGAGATGACTCTCACCGACGGTCAGGATCTGGTCCTTCTGGACTCGTTCAAGCTATGGGCCGAGGAGATCTTCGGATGGTGGTATTTCATCGAGCGATCGGTCTTCGTCCAGAACCAGAACGGCCGTGGCGGGCATTTCGAGAAACGCAAAGTCAAGCAGCGCCTCATCAACAAGCAATACATCATCGTTGCTCGAGGCGGAGCAAAGTCTCTGTACGAGACGTTGCTGCAAGCTTATTTTCTAACAATCGATACCACCACGACCACTCAGATCACTACCGCCCCGACCATGAAACAGGCCGAGGAGGTCATGCAGCCTCTCCGAACCGCCATGACTCGGAGCAAGGGTCCGCTGTTCTCGTTCCTGACCGACGGCGAGATTCGAAACACCTCGGGCTCCAAGGCCGATCGTCAGAAGCTCTGTTCCACCAAGAAGGGGATCCAGAACTTCATGACGAACAGCATCGTCGAGGTTCGTCCCATGTCCATCGACAAACTTCAGGGGCTCCGGCCCAAGCTCTGCACGGTGGACGAGTGGCTCTCCGGCGATATTCGAGAGGATGTCGTCGGCGCTCTCGAGCAGGGAGCATCCAAGGTCAACGACTGGCTTATTGTGGCTGTCTCCTCCGAGGGCACTGTCCGAAACGCCAGCGGTGACGACATCAAGATGGAGCTCCTCAAAATCCTTAAGGGCGAGTACCGAGACGAGCACACGTCCATATTCTACTACCGCCTCGATGACGTCAAAGAGGTCGGGAATCCGGACATGTGGCCGAAAGCTCAGCCGAACCTCGGCATGACGGTTACATATGATACATATGCTCGAGACGTTGAGCGCGCCGAGAACGTTCCCTCAGTCCGGAATGATATTCTGGCCAAGAGGTTCGGTCTCCCCATGGAGGGATACACTTACTTCTTCACCTACGACGAGACGATTCCGCATAGGAAGCAGGATTTCTGGCAGTTGCCCTGCGCTATGGGTTGCGACCTGTCTCGAGGCGACGACTTCACGGCGTTCACGTTCCTGTTCCCCCTCAGCGGGGATCGTTTCGGCGTGAAGACCCGGTGCTACGTTTCCGAGAAATCCGTCCTGATGCTCCCCGCATCACTGCGACGCAAGTACCAGGAATTCCTCGACGAGGGCTCCCTTCAAGTCATGGATGGAACCGTTCTCGACATGATGGAAGTCTACGAGGATCTCGATCGCTATATTATCGACCAGAATTACGACGTTCGAGCAATGGGATTCGACCCGTACAACGCTCGAGCGTTCGTGGAGCGCTGGACTCGGGAGAATGGCGAATACGGAGTCGAGAAAGTCGTCCAGGGCGCCAAAACCGAATCCGTGCCTCTCGGGGAGATCAAGAACATGGCGTTCAACCGTCTGCTTCTCTTCGATCAGGCGATCATGCAGTTCACCATGGGGAATTGCATCGCCCTTGAGGATACCAACGGTAACCGCAAGCTCTACAAGGATCGCAGAGAGCAGAAGATCGACTCCGTGTCGGCGCTACTCGACGCTTGGGTTGCATACAAAGTCCACCGAGAGATATTCGACTGAAAGGAGGCCGGCGGTGTCATTCGCGTCCAGGCTCAAGCACGCCTACAACGCGTTCACGAATCAGGACAGATCACCGGACTGGAATCTGGGTACTTCCTACGCCAGTCGACCCGATCTCCCTCTCAGCGTGTACAACATGGACTCGTCCATCGTCAACACGCTTTACAACATCGTCTCGATCGACGTGGCGGCCACTCCGATACGGCATATTCAGCTGGGGGAGAATGGTCGCTTCGAGTTCGAGCGAGCATCGTCTCTCAATGACTGTCTCGAGTTCGCACCGAACAAGGACCAGAGCGGGCGAGCCTTCGTTCAGGACATCGTCCATACGTGCTTCGAGTACGGTGCAGCAGTCGTGGTGCCCGTTGACACCGACCTGAACCCGAGGGAATCGAACACCTTCGAGATCAAATCCATGCGTGTCGGATACGTGACTCAGTGGTATCCGGACCATGTCAAGGTACGGCTTTACAACGATCGCAAAGGCGAGCGCGAAGAGCTGATTCTGCCGAAGAGGACTGCGGCCATCATTCAGAACCCGTTCTACGAGGTGATGAACAAGCCGAACTCCACCCTTCAGCGCTTGGCGCAGAAACTCACCCTTCTGGATGTCGCGGACAAGAGGGCGTACTCCGGCAAGCTAGATATCATCATACAGCTGCCCTACACCATCAAGTCCGAGGGCCTGCAGAAGCGAGCAGACGCTAGACTGAACCAGATTTCGGATCAGCTCACCAAGTCGACGTATGGAATCGCCTACGCTGATGGCACGGAGAAGATAACACAGCTCAACCGTCCGGCCGAGAGCAATCTTCTGGCCCAGATCCAATATCTGACCAAGGAGCTCTACGCTCGACTCGGCGTCACCGAGAACGTCTTCAACGGCACGGCCAAGGAAGAGGAACTCGCGCAGTACTGGAACCGAACGGTTGAACCGATGCTCGACGCGATTTCAATAGCGTTCACTCAGACGTTCCTCACTAAGACCGCCAGGACACAGGGACAGCGAGTCAAGTACTTGAAGGATCCGTTCCGCCAGGTACCGCCGTCCAAGATGATCTCGGCGCTCGACACGCTCCTTCGAGACGAGGTCATCTCGTCCAACGAAGGCCGTTCGTACCTGTCCCTTCCGCCCGCCCCTGACGATGGTGCGGACGCCCTGCAGAATGCGAACATCAACCCGTCCGCCAGCACGGCGCTGGACGCATTGCCGTCTCAGGCCACGCCGGCCCAGGACGAGTACGACACTGAACCTACGGACGGAGGTCAAAATGGCGTATGACTTCAGCGGGTACGCCACAAAGAACGACCTGACCTGCTCAGACGGTCGGATCATTCGCCGCGACGCCTTCCGTGACAACGACGGAGCCACCGTCCCGCTTGTGTGGCAGCATGGCCATAACGACCCTGCGAACGTCATTGGACACGCGAAGCTCGAGAATCGCAAGGACGGCGTGTACGCCTACTGCTCCTTCAACAAGACCGATGCGGCTGAGACTAGTCGCGAGCTGGTCGAGAATGGAGACGTGGACTCGCTGTCGATCTATGCCAACCGCCTGTCCCACTCCGGACCTAGCGTGACGCATGGAAACATCGTTGAGGTCTCGCTCGTGCTTTCGGGCGCGAACCCTGGGGCGCTCATCGACAACGTGGCCATTCAGCACTCCGACGGATCCTATGAGGACGCCGAGGATGAGGCCATCATCTACACCGGCACTACCCTCTCGCACTCGGACGAAGAACCCGATGATGAAGAGGACACCGAAGAGGAAGAGGAAGAGGAGGCCGACGTGGCCGACGAGGAGTTCGACGTCAACGAGTTCGTTGACTCCCTCACGGACGAGCAGGTTGACACTCTGTACGATTTCATCCAGTCCCTCCAGGACGAGGATGACGACAATGACAACGACGAGGCCGAGCACGGTTTCGGCAAGGAGGATGTTCTGGTGCACTCCAACATCTTTGAGGGTTCGGACGAGCCGGTCTACGGTGAGGTTCTGTCCCACTCCCAGATTCAGGAGATCTTCGAGGACGCTGCCCGCCCGGGCATGACGCTCAAGACTTCGTTCCTGGCCCACGCTCAGGACTACGGCATCAAGGAGCCGGAGAAGCTGTTCCCCGACGCCACGCTGGTGGACAAGGAGCCCCAGCGCGTCATGCGCGAGAACAGCTGGGTCTCCAAGGTTCTCAACAGCTGCAAGCACACGCCGTTCTCCAGGGTTAAGACCCAGTGGTCCGACCTGACCCCCGACGCTCTTCGAGCCAAGGGCTACGTTAAGGCCAGCCGCAAGAAGGACGTCGTCTACGAGGTGGCCAACCGCACCACCACTCCGACCACGATCTACAACAAGACCCGTATGGACCGCGACGACATCCTGGACATCACGTCCTTCGACGTTGTCGCCTGGATGAAGCAGAACCTGCGTCTCGCCCTTGACGAGGAGCTGGCTCGCGCCATCCTGATCGGCGACGGCCGCGACGTGTCCTCCCCGGACAAGGTCAAAGAGGCCAACGTCCGTCCGATCTGGAAGGACGACGAGCTCTTCGCTCACAAGGTTACCCTTGATGCCGCAGCGGATCAGTACGCCGTCATCGACGCCGTTCGCCGTGCCAGGAAGAACTACAAGGGCTCCGGCTCCCCGGTTCTCTACACCACCAACGAGTTCGTCTGCAACCTGCTCGAGCTCCGCGACAAGAACAACCGGTACGTCTTCCAGACCCCGCAGAACATCGCTACCAGCCTCAACGTCTCCGACCTGGTTGAGGTTGAGGTCATGGAGGGCGCCGAGCGTGACGAGGGCGGCAAGCGCAAGCTGCTCGGCATCATTGTCAACCTGGCCGACTACACGCTGGGTGCCGACAAGGGCGGCGAGGTCAACTTCTTCGACGACTTCGACCTGGACATGAACCAGCAGAAGTACCTGCTGGAGACTCGCTGCTCCGGCGCGCTGACCAAGTACAAGAGCGCTCTGGTCATCGAGCAGAAGACGGCCTGATTCGTCAAAATGGCTAAGTTCTTCGGAAAGATCGGTTACGGCGAGTCCGTGCAGGTCAAGCCCGGGGTTTGGCAGGATAAAATCACCGAGAGATCGTATTACGGCGACGTCACGCGAATGATGAAGCAGTATGTATCGACTGACAAGGTGATCCCGGATCTCCGCACGAACAATCAGATACGCATTCTAGCGGACGCGTTCGCTCTGGAGAACTTCACGGCCATCAAGTACGTGGAATGGATGGGGGCTCGCTGGTCCGTCAGCAATGTCGAGGTCGCGCGCCCCCGTCTAGTCCTCGACCTCGGAGGGGTGTACAATGGGCCGACTGCAACTCCATGAGTCTTTGGTTGGGGCCCTTGGCTCGGACCATGTGTACTACCAGCCACCGGAATCGGTCAAGCTCGTCTACCCGTGCATCGTCTATCAGCGCAACAACGCTTCCCCGTATTACGCCGATAATGTGCTGTGGTGGAACTTGATCGGATATCAGGTCACGGTCATCGATCGTGATCCGGATAGTCCCGTAAACGACAAGGTGGCCGCAATACCGACGGCTCGATTCAGTCGCTTCTTCGCGACTGAGGGCCTCAACCACAATGTGTTCACCATCTACGCTTAGGAGGATGCAGCATGGCTGCTCTCACCTGGGACCAGGATGGCGCTCGTGTCTACGAGACTGGTGTTGACCACGGCGCTCTGTACGTCGTGGACTCGAGCACCGGTAAGTACGGCAAGGGCGTGGCCTGGAACGGTCTCACCAAGGTCACCGAGACCCCGTCAGGCGCCGACATCTCCGATGTCTACGCGGACAACATCAAGTACCTCTCCCTCCAGGCCGCTGAGACCTTCGAGGGTACCATCGAGGCCTACACGTTCCCCGACGAGTTCATGGCCTGTGATGGTACCGAGGCCGCCGAAGCCGGAGTTTACCTCGGCCAGCAGGCTCGTGCGAAGTTCGGTATCGCCTACCGGACCGTCAAGGGCAACGACACCAAGGGCAACGCGTTCGGCGAGAAGATCCACGTTCTCTACGGTCTGACCGCCCAGCCTTCAGAGCGCGCTTACAGCACGATCAACGACTCTCCTGAGGCCATCAGCTTCTCCTGGAGCGTCAAGTCGACTCCTGCTGCGGTCACTGGCCACAAGCCGGTCTCCGTTATCACGCTCGACAGTACTGTGCTCACCACAGCGAAGTACAAGGCCGCCACGGAGACACTGTTCGGCAAGAGCGACGCCGATCCGAAGCTCCCCACACCGGACGAGCTCGTCACCATCATCAAGACCGCGGCCTGATATACGCCTGCGCCCTCGGTTGATCGCGAAATCCCGAGGGCGCAGCGCCTCGATAGGAACACACATGCTAACGCTTCAGATTCACGGGGAGGAGAAGTACGACGATGTGCGCAATCTCTTCATTCCGGGAATAGTCACCGAGCTGAAGCTCGAACACAGTCTTCTGTCTCTGTCAAAATGGGAATCGATCTGGAAAGTGCCGTTTCTCGGTAATCAGGAGCGCACTGCCGAGCAGTCACTCAGTTACATCGAGTGCATGACAATCGGGAGGGTCGACCCTCTGGCGTACGCCCATCTCACACCCGAGCACGCCCAGAAGGTTGCCGACTACATCAACGACCCGATGACAGCGACGACATTCCGAGATCACGGTCCGGGATCGCGAGAGATCATCACTTCGGAACTGATCTACTACTGGATGGCCACTTTCTCCATTCCGTTCGAGTGCGAGAAGTGGCATCTGAACCGCCTCATGACTCTGATCCGTGTCTGCGGCGAGAAGAACAAGGATCCCAAGAAGATGAGCCGGGCCGAAATAGCTCGTCAGAACCGTTCGCTTAATGCGGCCCGTAGAGCGAAGATGGGAAGCAAGGGATGATCACAGGAACCATCTCCGGGAAGTCCAACCCGGGTTCCACCATCGTTGTGGATGTGGTTAACGGGTCTTCTACCTCTCTCACCACGATCGATGGAAACATCAATGTCCAGGCCGTGGGATCCGAGGGCGCTTACACCCGAATCTACGTCTACTACGCGGACAATACGAGCGCGAAGTACAACGGAATCCTCAGCGAGAAGCGACCTATTTCATTCAACGCGACCAAGAACACCGGAGGCGGCGGCAACGGCAATGTCCTCATCCTGCCGGTCGGTGGCGAGGTTCCGTCGGGCACGCCGTCGAACACGGTGATTGTTCGTAGGACAGTCTGATGGCCATGCGAATCCGCGGATCCGTAAAAAGCTCGGATCCGACGAAGCCGCTCAGTTACATGGGGGCGTTCAAATCCGGCGACTGGGGACTCCTAGTCGTAGCCGGGCAGTTCGGAACGCAGGGGGATGCCACGCCTGCGGGCTGGACCGGCATTTACGACTCGGACAAGAAGGGCGAGAACTGGATTCGCTCGACCACAGTAGCCGTGCACAAGGCCCAGTGGGGTGCCGATTTCCGCAACATCAACTGGGGGTCCAAGAACGCCGAGTACAAAGGGCGCCAGTGCGCGTATCTCGTCGTGATCGACGGGTCCACCATCGACGATATGAAGCTCGAGGCGATTCACAGTACGGAGAACGCACAGCTAATAAGCGACGTTCCCTGCTTCGGCATCATGACGATGCATGCCACGGCGGCCGAGGACGTCGTCGCCTTTCCCAGTACTACGACCATCATCACGGATGGCGCTTGGGGGAAGAAGACCGACGCGAGTTGGAGCTCGATCGCGGTTAACTACGCCACGGCTCCTTTCACTGCGCCAGCCGGCGGGACCGTTGCTAAGAGTCGCACCTTCGTCAAGGTCACGGAGCACGCCGAGCAGCTGAGCGAAGACCCGACGATGGCTAACGGTACGCGAGTGGAGTACTTCGTCTGGTCCGGCACCGAGGCGATCTCGTGTGTCAGCATGAAAGCGATTCCTTACGGATCTCGTTCTGTCGAGGAGATGCTCAAGACCCCGAAGTTCTTCGTGGCCCATCGAGGCGGATCCGCATCCTGGCCGGAGCATACCGAACGTGCATATTCGCAGTGTCCGATATTCAAGTTCCACGGCCTTGAGATGAGTTGCGGACAGTCGAGTGACGGCGTGTGGTTCGGATGCCACGACCAGTCGCTTTCACGTCTTGTTCCGGCGCTCACTAAGCCCGTGGACCAGTACACGTGGGAAGAGATCAAAGCCGCTGCTTCTCGGACTGAGTACATGCCCGCCAGACTCGACTGGCTGATCGAGCACTACATCGACAGCCACGTTCTCGTGGTCGACCCTAAATACAAGACCGGAAAGTGGGAAGAATTCCTGGCGGTCTTCAAGGGCCTGGAGAACAAGATCATCTTCAAGGCATACGGCGACACGCAATGGGCGTTCGACCATATTCGAGCTAAGGGCGTGAAGACGTGGGGGTATGCTTACGCTGGCGACAAGGACAAAGCCTGGTATGCGAACTGGGCCGCGGGAAAGACCTGCGATGTTCTCAGTATGGAGTACACCGCTCCGCAGGAAATCTGGACCGCGCTCAAAGCCTCCGGCAAACCACTGGTCTCACACATTCCTTCTGTCCCCGAATCCGTCAAAATGGGTTGGGACAAGGGGGCGGACGGTACGATCTGCTCAAACCCAAAGGCGTGCATGCCTACGTGTGCGTGAGAGGAGGATGGATTGACTGTAGCTTCATACGCTGCTAGCTGCGCCAGATATTATGCTGATGACGCGAACATCGGATACAGTCAGCCCGAACGATGGACCTTCTACGACCAGTCCGACTGGGACGGTTGGTTCCACGGAATCGCGGCCAACGCGGATTGCTCGGCGCTTGTCGCGGGATGCTACAACCTGGCTGCCCACCACGAGTGGGGGGAGCCTTTCACCGCGGGGTACTTCCCGAAGTCTACCTGGACCGGATCCCTTCGTGAGGAGTGCGCTAAGCGCAACTTCGCGGATATTTCAGACTCGTGGAACGGTAACGAGCCTGACGGCGGCTTCGAGGTTGGCGACATCGTCCTGAGCGAGGCTGCTTCCGGAGGCCGTGGACACGTGGCTATCGTGACTCAGACCGGCCCGACGGTCCTCGCCGAGGCCTGGATTGCGGAAGATGGTTCCATCGACGGTTACGCTGGTGACCAGACTGGTGGTGAGGTTCGCACGATCCTCTACAACGACCACCCGTACACCAACGGAGACGCCTGGACCCACTGCCTTCGCCGCAGGGACAACCATGTCTCCGTGGACGACGGCACAAGTTCTGCGAGTTCCAGCTCTTCGCCCTCGAACGGCTCCGGTCCTTCGGCCACGAGTATCCAGGATGCAGTACTGCAGGCCGCCGACAATGCAGGTTGCCCGTGGTGGGCGGCCCTGGCCTGCTTGTGGATGGAAACCGGTTTCGAAGGGGCGAACATCTACGGAAACGACGCTGGCGGCGCCTGTTCCGGATGGGGCGAGGTCACGAAGGAGAACTTCGAGAACGACTTCTGGCCCGTCGTTTCGAACTGGGGCACGTCCAATGGTGTCGGCCCACTGCAGGTGACTTACAACGGCTACTTCATTCAGGATCCGAACCGTGCTTGGTGGGATCCGGAGAAGAGCGCGGAAGTCGGTTGCGCAATTCTGCGAGATCTGATCGCTTACGAAGGTGACTCATACGAGGACCTTCGTCGAGTAGGGTCTCGCTACAACAGCGGAAATGCTTCGGGTGCTTACGACTCCTACGGAGTTCCGTTCTCGCAGCACTGTGAATGGTGGTACAACCACGGCCGTCCTTCGGGCGGCGGAGAGGAGTCATGGATGAGTGAGGGTGTCGACATTCTCAAGGAGATGAACGCTCGCCTGATCGAGATCTCGGACCAGACAGGTTCCGGTATCGCGGGTCGTCGTTTCGACGGTCCCCTGGTCGGCTGGTTCAAGACCGTGAGCGGCCAACTCTCCGCGCTGAATGACAAGGTCGACGCGCTGTCGGCCAAGCTCGACCAGAAGTGATCCGAGGAGGTCCAGCCATGCCTACTGGCAAGTTCAGCGGGCGTTTTCCCGCGTGGTCCGTCGTCCAGGTGGACTGCCTCGACGGCGACACATTCGTCAAGTTCGTGGACGGCACCGGGCGTCTGACCGGTCAGGTCGATTACCGCGAGAAGCTCGACGCTCGCGTTTGGTGCCACGTCGGCATGGCTGAGGCCTATCGTCTCGTTGCGCTCGACGCGTCCAGGGTCACAGATGTTTCTCTGGATGTGCCGGGCGCCAACGGAGGCGACACGAAAGAGCTCGAGCGACAGATAGACTTACTGGCCCAGGACGCTTCGCCGTTCGTCAAAGGGCACAGGTACTACAGCCCGGTCACCTACTTCTGGCCGGACTATTACAACGGCGCGACGTCAAAATGGAATAGAACTCTCGGATACGGCTCGTCCCTTGGCGTTGTTATCATGAACCGGAACAGCGGCGACTGGGAAACATTCGACGCCGACTTTCAGAAGCAAGCGGCTAGGGCGCTTTCCGCAGGAGCTAAGCGCTGTGTCTTCTACGTCAAGACTCAATACGGGGTTGCCGAGCTTCCGAAGGACGACCCCGCTCGCGCAGGAGTACCTGACGTTGACAAGTACACCCAGGACTACATCCTCCAGCAGATCGCCTGGGCGAAGAAGAACTACCCGAACGAATGTCAGGGGGTCTTCCTCGACGAGGTGGTGAACGGGTGGGGCGCACAGGCACCCAGACTTGACTGGTACAGGCAGCTGTTCAAGAAGATTCGCGATCTTTACGGCAAGCAGTTCCTCATCGTCATCAACACCGGGTCGAACATCGCCGATGACTTCGTCAGCGCGGATTTCGACATCTGCATGTGCTTCGAGGAGAAGGCCGATACCTACCTCAAGAACGATGCGGCGAAGCCCGTCATGACCGACCGGATGATGCAGGAGCCTGCCACTCGCTGGTGGCACGTCATCCACGACGTCACCAAGGACAACTACCAGAAGGTCGTGAACCAGGCGGCATCTCTCGATGTGGCGCACCTCTACATCACCGACGGCCAGCTCGTCAAGGGCGAAGGCGGTCAGTGGAAGCCCGATGTGAATCCGTATCAGAACCCCCCGAGTGAATGGCTCATGCCTCTCACCATCGCATGGGTCAACGGTTACCTCGACATCCTTAATCGGGTCATAGCTCTGGAGGCCAAGCAGAAGTGAGCGTCTCGCTCTCGCTCGACGGAAAGTTCGTCAAGACCGAGGCGTGGCTCACCAGGCTCAAAGAGCAGGAGTACCTCGACGTACTCAAGGACTGCGGTCAGCGGGGTGTGGACGCATTGAGCGATGCCACCCCCGTTGACACGGGCCTCACCTCGCAATCCTGGACCTATAACATCGAAAAAGGGTCCGGTGTCGGCCGTATCGTGTGGTCGAACACTCACGTTGTCAACGGTGTCAATATCGCCGTGATTCTCCAGTACGGACATGGCACCGGAACAGGCGGCTATGTCCAGGGCAGGGATTATATTAATCCGGCCATGCAACCCATATTCGACGAGATCGAGCAGAGAGTGCTCAAGGTGGTGAATTCCGTATGAGTACCATCGAAGACAAAGTCGTATCCCTCAAGTTCGACAACAAGCAGTTCCAGTCGGGAGTCGCCGAGTCTCTCCAGTCCGTTGAGAAACTCAACACGGGCTTAAAAATGGAGGGCGCCACCCAGGGACTAGACAACGTCGCGAATTCCGCAAGGCGTCTGACATTCGGCGAGGCCATCAGCGGCGCCGGGAACCTGATCTCGAACATGAGCGTTCTCGGGGTATCCGGCATCGCAGCACTCGGAGGCATTGCATCGAAAGCCGTCTCCGTCGGAACGGATCTGATCAAATCCCTCTCGATCGAACCGGCGCTCGACGGGTTTCAAGAGTATGAGATGCAGCTCAACTCGGTTCAGACGATTCTCGCCAACACGGCGAGCAAGGGTGAGGACATCAACAGTGTCAACGCCGCCCTGGACGAGTTGAACACGTACGCGGACCAGACCATCTACAACTTCTCCGAGATGACTCGGAACATCGGTACCTTCACGGCAGCCGGTGTGGGTTTGAAGGACTCGGTGTCCGCCATTAAGGGTTTGAGTAACCTGGCGGCCGCTTCCGGCTCGACCAGCGCCCAGGCGTCAACGGCCATGTATCAGCTCTCGCAGGCTATCGCCACCGGCACGGTTCGACTTATGGACTGGAACTCGGTGGTCAACGCCGGAATGGGCGGTGAGCAGTTCCAAGAGGCCTTGAAGCGCACTGCTCGCATTCACGGCGAGGCGGTGGACGAAGCCATTGCGAAAGAGGGATCCTTCCGTGATTCCTTGCAGGACGGATGGCTCACATCCGAGGTCATGCTCGAGACGCTGAGCTTGATGACGGGCGACTACTCCGAGGAAGCCATCCGCGCGATGGGGTACACCGAGGAGGAGACCCAGGCGATCATGGAGTTCGCGGAAACCGCCAAAGGTGCCGCGACTCACATCAAGACCTTCTCGCAGCTTGTCGGAACGGTTAAAGAGGAACTGGGCTCCGGGTGGGCCACCACTTGGCGAATCGTCCTCGGCGACTTCGAGGAAGCCGAGCAGCTTTGGACGAGCATCGGAAACGTCATCACGTCCAAGATCTCCGATATTTCCAGCGCCAGGAACAAAATGCTTCTGGAATGGAAGGAGCTGGGTGGTCGAGACGAACTCCTTCGAGGCCTTAAAAACTCATTCGAGGCGTTGATCAAGCCCATTCAGGCTATCGGCAACGCTTTCGGGAGAGTGTTCTCCGGACCGTCGGCTCAGGGACTGTACAACGTCACGAAAGCCTTTGCGGACTTCACGGCCACGCTGGTTATGAACGATCGGACGATGGAGGTTATCACCTCCGCCTTCGAGGCTCTGTTCAGCGCCGCCAAGCTCGGTCTTGATATATTCGTCGACCTGGCGAAGATCGTCGGCTCGGTCCTCTTCGGAGCGTTCCACATTCTCACGACCGTTCTCGGTATAGCCATCAGGTCCACCGGGGGCCTTGTCGGGGTCATTCGGGACGCTGTGAACTGGGTGCGAAACTGGTACGAGTCTCTCAATCTGTCCGAGCGCGTGATCACTGCGATCACCAATGCCTCGAACAGGATGGCGGACGCCATGGCTCGCACGGTCACCTGGACCAGGCAGCTCGTCGCCGGATTCAAGCAGGGCTTCACTTCGGAGTACGCCTCCACATGGGACCGTCTCACGGATGCCGTCGAGCGACTGTGGAAGGCGATGAAGATCGCTGGTACCGTCATCAAAGACGTGATCCTGGAGCCTTTCAGGCAGCTCAAGAACGACAGCGGCCCTGTTGGCGATGCGGTGAATGCCGTTGGTACAGCTGTGGGCGCCGCCGGAACCGCCGCAGAGAAAGCTGGCGGATGGTTCGTACAGCTCAAGGATAAGATCGTCGCGTTTTTCCGTGGAGCGGATGAGAATTCCGAGGGGTGGGGCAAGTCGTTCGCCGACAAACTCATCCCTTTGACGGACCAGCTCATCGACAAGATCGACCGTCTCTCCGACCGCACCATGGTATGGGGCAACACGATTGCGAACTGGGTCTCGCCGCGCGCTCAGGCATTGGCCAAGCACGTTGACGAGCTCAGGTCAAAATGGAGTGATTTCAAAGAAAGTCTTGGGGACGTCGACTTCTCGTGGACCGATAAACTGAAGTCCGCGGTAGCCGCAGTCGGCTCCGGAATCGGCAACGTGTTCTCCGGCATGAAGTCGGGAAGCATCGACTGGTCTCCGTTCACCAAAGCGTGGAATGATCTTGAAGAGATCGTCTCGCATTACACTGAGCGGGTGAGAGGCGCCATTTCGGTGACGTCTCAGTTCGTCAAGAATCTGGATCTGGGAAGTAAAGTCTCCTCCGGGTGGTCGAACTTCCTCGACCTGCTGAAGAACATCATCGGGTTCCTCTCCAAGCTAGGAGAGTTCGCGGTATTCGTCGGCGGTAAAATCAAGAATGCGCTCGAACCGATCTTCGGCGGAATTCTCAACCAGTTCAAGAACGGCGATTGGCAGGGGCTCTTCGATAACCTTGTGAAGGGCGGTGCTCTGGCCACATTCGTCGTCCTGGCCAAGAAGGTAACCGATACCCTCAAGGCCATGAAAGAGACGTTCGAGGGCTGGGCCGGAATCGGCGACAGCGTCAAGGGCGTCATCGACGGATACGCCGAGAGCATGGAAGCGGCCACCGGTAAGGTGAAGGCCGAAACGCTCCTAATCTACGCGGCGGCTATCGGTGTCCTGGCAGCATCCTTGTGGATCCTGGCTCAGGTTCCCGCGGAAAGCGTCATGGCCTCCGGAATCGCCATCGGCGTGGCGTTCACGGCCATTACCAAGGCCATGGAGAAGATGAACGACTCCATGAGCGCCGTCTCATCGGGCAAGATGATCGTTCAGGCAGCAGGCTTGATCCTGGTCTGCACGAGCATCATCATCCTAGGACACGCCATGCAGAATGTTGCTTCTCTCGGCTGGGGCGGAATCATGAAAGGCCTCGTCGGGGTCGGAGCGGCTATCGGCATGCTGGTTGTCCTGGCGAACACCATGGGGTCTCCCCGTCAGCAGACGAAGTTCATCTCGTTCGGGCTGGCTATGAATCTCATGGCCGCGGCGACGCTCGTCATGACCAAGGTCGTCAAGAACCTCGGTGAGATGGACACCGGGAGCCTCATTCAGGGCGAACTGGCTCTGGCGGCGCTGCTCGTCATCGTCGGAATCTACGCCGAGATCTCGAACAAGAAGGTCAGCATCGGTTCGGCATTGGCGTTCCTGGCCATTGCCTACGTCCTGAAGCAACTGAGCGGTATCATTTCGGAATTCGCGTCAATGCCGTGGTCCGACTACCTCAAAGGGGTCGTCATGATGGGGCTGGTGCTCGCCGGGCTCATCGTTGCGATGAATTTCAGCGACTCCAACATCACTGGTGCAGCCACTTTGATGATTGCGGTCCTCGCCGTCAAAATGGCAGCTTCTGAGATAGCCAACATCGCCTCCATGGACTGGGGGACCTATCTAAAGGGCGTCACCATGATGGGACTGGTGCTCGCAGCTTTGGTTATCGCCACCACTCTTGCAGACGGTGGGGTCCTAGGAGCTGCCGGCATTATCCTGACGGCCCTGGCCATCCAGATCCTGGTCCCGGCACTCCAAGCACTGGCCGACATGTCGTGGGGGGAGTTGCTTGAGGGGCTCACGGGTCTAGGTCTGGCTTTGGCTGTTGTGGTCGTCGCGGGGTACGCAGCGACAGGTGCAGCTATCGGCCTCCTGGCTCTAGGAGTGGCTATCGGGCTTATAGGTGCAGGCGTCGGTCTAGCGGCCATCGGCCTAGCAGCGTTCATCGAGGCGCTCACGGGTCTCTTGTCCCTCGGTGGTCAGAGTGTCGAACTATTCCTGCAACTGTGTCAGGGACTGATCGACATGCTGCCATCGCTCGGCACAAATGCCGCGCAGGCGCTGATCAACTTCTGCCAGGTCTTGGTCGACAATCAGCAGACGGTCGTTGATACGATCACTTTGCTGATGACAGCGATCGCTCAGGCGGCTATCAACTCGGCCCCGACAATCGTCGAGGCGTTCGGGGTCATCACTATGGCCATTCTTGACAAGTTCGTTGAGCTAACGCCGCAGGTGACGCAGGCCGCATTCGATATGATCATCGGGTTCATCGATACCTGTACGGCGAACATGCCGACATTGGTGTCCTCTGGAGCCAACCTGATTCTGTCCTTCTTGCAGGGACTGAACGACTGGATTCCGACGATCGCTGATGCTGCCACGACCGCCATCGTGACTTTCATCACGGCCATCGGCGACAACTCGCCCAGGGTGGTTAATGCCGCGTTCGACACCGCGATCAAGTTCATCAACGGTCTTGCGGACTCCATTCGCAACAACAAAGATCGTTTGTATGACGCGTGCGGGAACCTGGTGGACGCCATCAAAGGCTTCATCATGGAGGGCATCGAACGAATCAAGAGTAGCATCAAGTCGAAGGCCGGAGAACTGGGCAGTCACCTGGTTGACGGTATCAAGAACGCCATTCGAAACGGAGTTTCAGGAGTCGTCAACCAGATCAGGGACTTGGCCAACCGGGCCATCGCCAAGGCGAAGGATTTCTTCGGAATTCATTCGCCTTCCAGGGTCTTCTACGAGATCGGCCAGTACAATATTCAGGGTCTGGCCAACGGTCTCAGGGACTCCGGTGAGGCGATCGGCGCCATTTCCGATCTGAGCGACACCTTGACAGGGTCGATGAAAGCCGCTATGGACAGCCTCGACTACTCGAGTTACCTCGACGAGTCGACCCTGAGCCCCGAGATCAAACCGGTGATGAACCTGGATAACATCACCGAGGGCGTCGACCAGATGCAGCAGCTCCTGAATCAGGACAGTCTCGTGGCGCCTGTAACGGCGCAAATGGCTTCGCAGGCGGCCGCACAGCCTGCCGTCACGGCCCAGCCGCAGCCTCAGGCTACAGGTGATAGGCCGTTCGGAGACGCGCAGTCGGTTGTGTTCAACCAGTACAACACGTCTCCTCGAGAGCTGTCGACAGCGGAGATCTATCGACAGACGCACAATCAGCTGAGTCAGGTAAGGGAGGCTATGTATCAGCTATGATCCGCACCATCGTCCTCACCAATCCCGGTGGCGAGACGTTGGCGCTTGATCTCTTCGAGCCGTGGAATACCGGGATCGCCGTCAAGAACGTCGACGGTCTCGGTCCCGGCAAGGCCGATATCAACACCACCGACCTTGCCCTGACCGACTCAGCTCTCTTCAACGGCTCCAGGGTGCAGAAGCGAACCATCTCTCTCACCCTGGTTCCGATGGAAACCCCCACGCAGGACGTGGAGCAGTCCAGGCAGAAGATCTATCGATTCTGCCAGATCAAGCAGCCAGTACGAATCACCGTGTACGCCGACCACCGTCAGGTTTATACCGACGGATATGTCGAGTCCTCGGAGCCCGACATCTGGTCCAACCTGGAATCTCACAAAATCTCAATCCTCTGTCCTTATGGATATTGGTACGACAACCGTGAGGATGCTTCGGACCTCATCAACTTCGACGTTGAGGAGCCATCGTTCGAGTTCTCCTGGGAGGACCCTCTCCCCGATTCCCCCACGCTGGAGTTCTCGCGCACCCTGTCCGACAAGACGGCTGTGGTGAACTATGAGGGTGATGTTGAAGCCGGCTTCCTTCTGCGTATCAAGATACTCAAGGCCAATCCGCTTCCGATCACCTTGACCGAGACGGTCTGGCAGCAGACGATGAAGCTCACGGGCAAGTGGACCCCATCCGCCACGGCGTACCAGCCATCTGTCGGAGATACCATCGAAGTGGACACTCGTGTCGGCCGAAAAGGAATCTATCTGGAGAAACCGAACGGAACTCGTTACAAGGGCATGTACTTCCTCGACTTCAACTCCGATTGGCTGCTCATGCATCCAGGACGAAACGAATTCCACTATGCCATGGCCGACAAGACGGCTGTGGATATTCGATTCACCACAGACATCACGTATCAGGGGGTGTAAATGTATCTGGCTGTACTCGACGAGTCCTGCAACCTAACACATCTCGTCGATGACTATATTTCGGTCGTGTGGACGGAGCGCTTCCATGGCTACGGTGATTTCAAGCTGGTCGTGCCTGGAACGTACGCCAACCTCCAGGAGTACCAGCTGGATTATTACTTGTTCACCAAGGATACGAACAAGCTGATGATCATCGAGCAGGTCGAGATGGAAACGCACTACGGCGAGTCCAGTACACTCACGATCACTGGCCGATCGATCGAGTCCGTCCTCGACAGGCGAGTACTTCATCCATATCCGGTGAACGACTACACCATCTGCGCCAAGCACGAGTCCACTAACGGCATCATCCGAGACGTCGTCAAGGACATGACGAACCTTCTGTTCAAGGTCGACGATTCGAGTCATCCGAGACACGTGCAGGGCTTCCGCTGGTACCATCCATGGGATCTACCCGCCGATATTCTGCATGGACGCGATGGAAACGCCATGGATATAGGGTCGATGCGGCTCGGGTCGAACGAAGCGATCAGGACGTCCTCCGGGTCCCACGTTGAGAATGCGGGGGTTTACGGGGAGGCCACGTGGGACCAATACATCATGCAGGGCTCGTGGTACACCTTGATGCAGGATATCACGGACCTCAACATGAGCGGATGGGCGATCGAGTTCGCCGACAACAACCCGTGGTACTGGTACGGGTATGCATATCTCGGAATCAACAGAACGGACTCGCAGAGCGCGAACCCTCCCGTGACGTTCTCCCCCTCGTTCGAGAACCTGTCCAAAGGCACATATCTCAAGTCCAAGGTCGGAACTCGAACGAAGATCTTCTCCGGACTCCAGCAGGTGCATGTCACCTCGGGTATGGAGCAGGAATACATGTGGCAGACAGACGTCAACATCCAGAACGAGTCCGTGGTCGTCGGCACCAACGGTCTCGGTCTGCGAGAGGGATATCTCGAGAATCCCGGGGTTATGACGCATAACGGCTACCTGGCCACGAGCGCTAACTCCGCGAGAACCGGGAACACTGGCGTTGACCCCGAGGCCGCCAGACGGCAGCTGAAGGACAAGTGCAACACGGAACTGTGGAAGCACATGCCTATTCAGATGTACGAAGGCGTTGCCGCAGTCAACTCGATCTACAAGTATCGCGAGGACTTCTTCCTGGGAGACTTCGTGCAGATCGAGAATGAGTACGGCCAGAAGGACGTCGCCCGGGTGACCGAGTACGTTCGTTCATCAGACGTCAACGGGGACACCTTCTACCCCACGTTCTCGTCTTTGTCAGATCTACAGAAGAGTAAGCCGGGGTTGAACATCAAATGACGCTTACCAGTGGTTTCTACTCCTCGAAGGACGGAGACCGCAAGTATTCAGCAGAACAGATGGGTGAGCTCTTCGACGGTCTCATCCATTACGGCATCTACCAGTCATACGGCCAGGCCCTGGGAGTCACGGCGATCAGTGGAAAGTGGGCCGTTCGCATAGGCACGGGTCGCGCGTTCCTCAACAAGACTTGGGTCAACAACGACACGCCTTACGACCTTCCGCTCGAGCAGCCGGATGTCACCCACCCTCGCTGGGACTTGGTCTGCTTGCGCATCAACAGAGACCCGTCGGTCAGGGCCGCTTCGTTCGCCGTCTACAAAGGCGTGTCCAGCAGCAATCCGCAGGTCCCGAACGTGCGAAACACGGATCTCGACAAGTGGTATCCCCTGGCGAGGATTCGCACGAGTCCTGGCATGCAGCAGGTCACATACAACCAGATCTGGAATGCTCGAGGATCGTCTGCCACACCTTGGGTGACCGGAGTCGTCGAGAGTCTTGACGCTTCGACCCTCTATGCCAAGTGGGACGCCCAGTACGAGCAGTGGTCCTCTGATCAGCAGAAGACGCAATCTCTGAACTTTCAGAACTGGATGTCAGACCAGAAGTCGGACTACGAGTCCTGGCGCAACACCCTGAAGACCACTCTCGACGGGAACGCCGCGACGAAACTCGCGCAGCGTCTGGATAATGTCGAGAAGCAGATATCGTCGTTCACGCAGGGCGTGGCGATCAAGGACGTCCTTCTTGACGCTCAAAATGGAGCGGAGATACAGGACCATGCGGGTAACCCCATCAATGCCCAGCGCCTCTACATGATGGTTTGAGCAGAGGAGTACATCTATGAAGATCTCGGACTATCCCGAGGCCACATACATCGGTCCGAACACCGATTATTTCGTCGTTCAGAACGGTGCCACAAGCACGAAGAAGATCAACGCGGACTCGTTCCGGTTCGCGATGTTCGACAACGTGCCGATGATGCATCGTGTCCTCGCCAGGGGGTACAACCTCGGTTCGGCGTTCACGTCTCAGCAGCAAGCCGCTATTTCCTCGGGTCAGTTCACGAACTTGTGGATCGGCGACTACTGGATTACGGGCGACACGAAGTGGTACATCGTCGACTTCGACTATTGGGGCGCGTGCGACCCGTCGATCGGTCGTCACATCGCGGTCATGCCAGACCGCAACACGTCTTCGGCGGTGATGCACCGAGGCGAGTACTGCGGTGGATTCCGAAACAGCGAGCTCTTCGCGGCCCTGAATGATAACCCGAAGACTAACGCCACGAAGGCCTACGGTCTCTTCGGAGAGTCGCATATTCTCGCGCACAACTCGTGGTTCGAGAACCGTTGGGACACGGACATCAAGTACGGCGGCACGGTTCGCGAGGAGGGATACCGCCTGTACGCCCAGAGCGGTGAGGTGTTCAAGATCAAGGTCACGATCCCCACCGAGCAGATGCTATTCGGCGCACACGTTAAGCAGTCGTTCCAGAACGGCTCCGAGGGCGCATACCGGGCCGAGTGCCGCCAGCTTCGGTATTTCCAGCTGTTCAATCATCAGAACCCGAACGAGGATTTCTGGCTCCGCGACCAGACGTGGGCCAACTACTTCAGCGCCTGGAAGGGAAACCTTGCTCGTGATGAGATCATGACGAGCTCTCTCGGAATCCGGCCGGTTCTGGCTATCGGGGGATGACACGTGCGCCCGGAGATCACTATGATATTGACCATCATGACGAGTGTACTCGCGTCTAGCGGTCTATGGGCCTTCTTGGATCGAAGGGCGGACAGGAGGGATGCTAGAACACAGCTCCTTCTCGGCATAGCGCATAACCAAATAATGGCTCTCGGGACGGCGTATCTGTCTCGAGGATACATCACCATCGACGAGTACGAGGATATGCAGAAGTACCTGTATTCCCCGTATTCGTCTTTCGGCGGTAACGGCATGGCCGAGAAGGTCATGAAGGAAGTCCAGGAACTTCCGATACATTTTCCGGAGACTCGCAAGCACTACAGACCGGAGGACAAGCATGTCTAACTCCACCTACGACAAGGCCAAGTGGGTTGCTCTCACCCTGCTTCCCGCACTGTCGGCCCTCTACGTCGCTCTCGCCGCCTCTCTCGGCTGGGGTCACGTGGACGCGGTTGTCGGGACCATCGCCGCCGTCGACACCTTCCTCGGCACGCTGCTCGGCATCTCGGCCAAGAACTACACACCTTCCACCGACGGAGTGCTGCACGTCGACCACGGCAAGCAGGAAGTCTACGCCGCTCTCGAGAAGCCGGCGAAGGACCTTGCCGAGAACAAGACCGTCACCCTGGCGGTGAACGAGGTCGCCTGACCGCGTCCTCAACATGTCCTATAATGAGAACCCCATCTGAAAGGACAACCCGAAATGAACACTCCCGAACACAATGCTGAGAACGCCCTGAAGGACGCTTACGCATTCATCGACGGAATGGACCCCGACGCGGAGGCGTACGCGAATGCGCTCGCCAACATCCGTGAACTGGAAGCCATCTGCGCGAAGCATCGAGACGAAACTCGGCGTGCTGAGAAGCACGAGAGCGAACTCGATAAGCAGCGGGCAGTCAAGCTTCCGTCCCCGGACACGATCGTCACATGCGCGACGTCTCTCGTGTCGGTCCTTCTCGTCGTGAAAGCTGAGAGCATCCTGCCGGTTACCAGCAAGGCACTCGGATTGATCACGAAGGTCCGTATCTGACCGTTAAACGTCCCAGAACCCGTATTCGAGCAACTCGCAAGAACATGGGTTCTGGGACTCGGATTCTAAAAATTCCCGGGTGGGACGTCAGGACTCGCAATCTCAACATGCCTCATAATGAGACCCCGACTATTGGAAGGAATACACCATGTCCTACGGCACCAAGCTCAAGGAGATCGCTCTGCACGACTCGCTCGCGGTTTGGCTGTACCTCGACAACCTCGAGAAGACAGCTGATCCCGTGTACGCGAACGCGCTCGAGCGGCTTGCTTACGAGCGGCTTGCTCAGGATCACGTGACCGCCTGAACATATTCGCAAACCCCACCCACGAACCCCGTAACAAGGGTTCTGGGTTTCCCATGAAAGATAGGAGCACGCATGGGTTCTACACTGGTGACGACAGCGTCCAAGTGGATCGTCCGGAACCTCCCAGCCATCCTGACAGGGTCCGCCGTGGCAGGCCTTGGGGGAACCGTGTATCTGGCCGTCAAGGCTGATCGAGAGGTCCAGGCCATCAAGCGTCGGCAGCGCACGTTCAACGAGAAGGATTGGAAGACCAAGTATAATGTCGCCTACAAACTCTACGTCCCCGCAGCCCTTGCCGGTGCCGCAACAGCGGCGTCCATCGTGGGTGCCTTTGCGATCGGGAATCGTCGTCAAGCCGCAGCAGCCGCAGCCTACGCGTTCACGAAGGAGTCGTACGACCGCTACCGTGCCACGACACGACAGGAGATTGGCGACGAGCGGGAACGTGAGCTTGCTACTCAAGCTGCTGAGCGAGTGAAGACTCCGGCTACTACGACGGTCGTGGGATCGGGGGACGTCCTGTTCTACGACGGGCACAGCGGTCGCTATTTCCACTCCACGATCGAAACGGTTCGGCAGATCCAGAACAACCTGAACTACCAGCTGCTCAAGGGCGATCTGGTGTCGCTGAACGACTTCTACGCAGCGGTTGGTCTTGAGCCGACTGATCTCGGGCAGCAGCTGGGCTGGAACGAGCCGAATGCGATCGACATTCGCTTCGGATCCACGATCACGGATGACGGTAAGCCCTGCGTTGTTACGGACTTCCTTCTTGAGCCCACGGAGGCTTGGTTCCGGTTCGCGTGAAGAACACGGACTATAACGAGAGGAAGGAACCACCATGACAAGTAGAATCTCATCCGTTGCCGGATTTGTTGCTGATGTCACTGCTAGTGCTGCAGCCGACGCGATTCTGATGTCGCTGTGTCCTCCCGCTGGCACCGCCGTTACGGTTATGCGCCACGTGGGGGTTCACGCGATTTCAGCTGCAGTCGGCGCGAGCACTGGTAAGTCGATCAGAGAACAGGTCGAGGAGACGGTCGAGACGATTCGATCCATGAACCAGTCCTGAACCGAAAAGCCTAGAGCCCCTGACACGGGCTCTGGGTTTCTCCATTCGCAAGCCCAACACGCCCTATAATGAGAACCCATCTATCCGAAAGGAATACTCATGTCTGAGAACACCTCCACCACCGTTGTTGAGAACGAGAGCGAAGACGCCCCCTTCATCACGATCGACTGGACGCAGGCTGTTCCCGCGGCGAAGAAGTTCGCACGCATTGCTGCTCCCGCAGTCACCGGCATCGCGCTGGCTGTGGTGATCCGCAAGGTCGTGAAGAACGCTTCGAAGCAGGACGCCGACGTGGCCGATCTGACCGAGGGCGTTGACGTTCCCGAGATCGACTCGGAGGACGAGAACGAAGACTGACACATCCATCTGACAGACACTCCACCCCATGGGCCCCTAACACGGGCTCATGGGGTATCATTTCACCAAGGAGCATTCTATGATCAAGCAGACCGTGACAGCCGAGGACTTCGACGGAAACTCGCACACCCAGACGCTCTGGTTCCACCTCAACAAGACGGATGTTCTCGCTCTTCAGCGAAAGCTGCCTCGAGGTATCGAGGACACGATCGCCACGCTTGCGAACAAGAAGCGCGAGGACGTCACCGACGAGGATACGTGGACGCTGTATGATTTCTTCAAGCTTCTGATGGATTCCAGTTACGGACGCAAATCCGCGGACGGTCTTCACTTCGAGAAGTCTGAGGAGATCCTCCACGAGTTCCAGTCCTCCATCTTCTATGACGAGTGCCTTCTCGGTCTTGTCCAGAAGGAGGAGAAGGCGATCGCGTTCTTCAACGGCATCTTCCCCAAGACGCTGATCGACCAGGCCAAGGCGGAACACCCCGAGCTCTTCCCCGCTAACTGACTATAAAACGAAAGGAACACATACATGTCCAGCAGCGTTCCGATTCGCGGATCCCTTCCCGCGAACAGCAATCGCAAGCCCGTCGAGAGAGTCACGTCCAAACCGGCCATCGTCAAGGATCGCACGATCCAGCAGAAGGCGCGGGATGCATTTCTCGGCGACGACGTGAAGAGCGTAGGCGACTTCCTCGTCTGGGACGTGGTTGTTCCGGCGGTCAAGAACACGATCTCGGACATGGTGACCACAGGCGTCAATCGTCTGCTCTTCGGAGAGAACAGGACGCCTCTGAGCACTGCCAGGACGGATCACACGTCATATTCCCGAGTCTATCGGGATCGGGGTGACGCCTCGTCCAGAAACCGGGGTTTTGTCAAGCCCGTGGGGCAGTACGATTTCTCCAGGATCGTCATCCAGTCCCGCACCGAGGCCGAGGAGGTCCTGAATAACCTTGATCGGACGATCGAGGAGTACGACTTCGCCGCCGTCTCCGACTTCTACGATTACGTCGGTGTCAGCAAGGAGTACACCGATGACCGTTGGGGCTGGCGCGATCTTCGAGGAGCCAGCATCATGCGAGTCGCCGAAGGCTACGTCATCAACCTGCCCCGTCCGGAGTCGTTGTGAGAAAAGAAGCACCTAAAATCATCTCGTGGATCGTTGTTGCCGTAATCGTTCTCTCGGCGCTATGGGTGATGTGGATCTGTCCGGGAATCATCGCCAAGACCATCATCACGGTCGCCGTAATCGCGTCTCTCCTGTCAGCACTAGTGGAGGATTTCAAAGAATGAAAAAAGTCGATTGGCTCTTCGTACTGTTCTGGTTCTTGATCGCTTGCGCATACGGAGCAATCATCGTCGGGGCACTGATGAACGGCTGGGTGCTGTTCCTGGTCATCTTGGGGGTTCTGTCGGCTGTGGCTCTCGTCGGCGCAGGAGGCGAGTAATGGGGTTCAGCGCATTCTGCATCATCTCGCTCGTTCTGTTCGTCTCTCTCATGGAATGGACGCTTCGATGAGTGTCTCGATCATCATCTTCGTCATTCTCGTCGGAATCGTCTGGGCCTGCTACGATGACTTCCCCGACTGACTCGGTGGTGGACGATGTCCTCACAGCAACCGTCTCCGCCCTGGCGGTCATCAAGATCGCTGGGGCGGAGCGAGCGCTGGCATGTCAAACGCTGGCGTTCCTACATTATATGTCACCGAGGGTACGGCATTATGCGTCTATCACGAATGCGAGAGGCGCTGATCGGAATCAACCCGGATCGAACGGACTGGGTTAAGACCGTTAACGCCCTTCCCGATTCCAGAATCGTATACTTATATAACTCTTATCGCGAAAGGAACTTCATCAAATGAGTTCATCGATCCTGACCAGGGGCTTCGGTAAAGCCTCTCTGATTGTATCCAAGCACGCACCGGCCGTTCTCACGGCTCTGGGAGTTGCGGCTTTCACCACCAGCACCGCCCTGGCCGTCAAGGAATCCTTCACTCTCACGGGTGAGGTGTACGACGACCTTCTCGAGATCAGCGAGCTCAAGGAGACTCCTGAGCCGTCTGAGAAGGAGGCTCAGCAGGAGCTTGCCGCCAAGCGAGCCAAGACTTACGGACGATTCATTCTCAAGGTCGCCAAGCACTACCGTCCTGCTTTGATCGCTGGTGCCATCGGCACCGTGAGCGTCGTTTCAGCGCACCGTCTGTCCGCCAAGCGCATCGCAGGGCTGACCATGGCGGTTGCCGCTGCCGACGAGTCTCTGCGCAAGTACAAGAGCGCCATCGAGAAGGCGTTCGGAGCTGAGGCGGTCCAGGAGGCCTTGAGCAAGAGCCGAGAGGCGATCCTGTCCGAGGCCGTCAAGGTCGACGAGGACGGCAATGAGAGTGTCGATGACAAGAGTGTCCTCGACCAGTACGGTATGTCGCAGTACGCCGTGGTGTTCGATGAGAACGCCTCTCTGTGGGAGCCGAACGAGGACTTCGACATCATGATGCTGAACGCTCAGGAGAAGTACCTGAACAACAAGCTCATGTGCGATGGCTACGTCCTTCTCAACGACGCGTACACTACTCTTGGTCTGCCCAAGACGTCTGCTGGAGCGGTCGTCGGTTGGGTTTACAAAGGCGGTGAGGGGGATGGCTACATCTCCTTCGGAGACTTCGAGTCCTGCAATGTCCGTCACTACGACGCCGCAAGGGGTCGTGAAGTTACTGATTTCTTCCTGGACTTCAACGTCGATGGCGTGATCTGGGACAAGATCGATGAGGTTTCTGTTCGATGAATACTAGAGTTGCTATTGTCGCTGCCGCCGCGTTGGGGGCTGTCGCGGGCTTCGGCCTGGGATATTCTCTGGCGCGGCGCAATGCCGCCCATGAGAAAGACGAGCTTCAGAGCTCCCTCGAGGCGGCGCAAAAGGACGTCGAGGTTTATGCTCAGCACGCGACCGAGTCCGCCAAGACCGTCGAGAAGCTCGAGGAGAAGCGTAAGAGGCTTGAGCACGAAAACGGTCGTATGTCCTACCAGGTTCAGCAGATGAACGAGGCGAACCGCATTCGCAAGCTCGTCGAGGAGGACTACGCCAAGAACCCCGACATCATCGACGAGCCTGTCGACATGGAGTACTCGAGCCAGGAGGCTTACGAGGCTGTTCCAGAGAGTAAGCGCATGGAGGTCCGCTACTACACTGTTGACGATGTCCTCTGCGATTCCGACAACGTCGTGATCGAGGACGTCAATGGTTGGATCGGAGAGATGGGCGCCCAGAGCACTTTGGGGTATCTCACCACCTTCTACGTCTACAACACTCACAAGGACCTGCAGATGAAGCTCGAGATCGTCGAGGATTCATATGAGCAGGATGTTCTTAGGAATATTGACGAATGAGAACTCTAGAGGATATTGAGAAGGAGCTGCAGGACGGGTGGTATTTCGACGTCCTGTACGACATTGTGGCCTCCGACCGCGAAGCCATCACAGACCTGTCCTACAGGAGGCTTCTGGGAGTCCTTGACGGGGTGGAGTTCAGGGATGTCCGCGGTATAGACGGTAATCGCATTCAGGACGCTCAGGAGATGCGTGCTGATCTGATCGCCGAAATGGACCTGGACCACACGATCGTGCGTCCTTTCGAGAATGTGTCCCTGCTCGAGGTGATGATCGCCATTGCCAAGCGCCTCGGACAGATCACCGGCGACGACGACACGGCATTCTGGTTCTGGGAGATGGTCTCGAATCTGGTACTCGACGGAATCGACGACACCGAGTTCTGGTCGGACCCGGAGGGCTACGAAGCAGAGATTCTCGATCGTGCCGACGACGTCATCAACATCAACTACGATCGAGACGGTCTAGGTGGGCTATTCCTTCTCAGAGAGGGGGTGGCGCCTCAGGATATGCGAGACACTGAGCTGTGGTACCAGATGCAGTACTACGCGAACGAGGTGTCTCCCGTGTAAGGAGAACACATGAGTTTTTTCAAAGTGACGGAGTACGAGGACCGTAAGACCAAGGTCCGCAAAGTCCGTCCGTCATATCGCAACACGTGCCCCGACGACCTGATCATTCGTGGAGGTGCTTTCTACGCGGTATATTTGCCCGAAAAGGGCTTGTGGTCCACCGAGGAATTCGATCTCGTGAATCTGGTCGATAAGACGCTCGAGTCGTATTCCGCCGAACACGGAGATCCGAAGGTGATGAAGCTCGAGGACCAGGATAGCGGGCAGTACAAGTTGTTCAAGTCCTGGTTGCGCAACATGCCGGACAACCCGCGCGCTATGGACCGCAAAATCCTGTTCCGCTCCTCCCCCAAGCGCAAGGAGGACTACGCCACCAAGCGTCTATCCTACGATCCCGTCAAGGGAGACTGCAGCGCCTACGACAGACTCATGGGAACACTCTTCGAACCTCCGGAGAGACAGAAGCTGGAGTGGGCCGCTGGCTCAATCCTTGCGGGGGACAGCAAGAAGATTCAGAAATTCTTCGTGCTGTACGGTCGCGGCGGTGCCGGAAAGTCCACGTTCTTCAGGATTCTCAACATGTTGTTCGAGGACTACGTGGGAACATTTCAGGCGAAAGCCCTCGGGCAGGCGCAGAACCGTTTCGCCCTCGAACCGCTCAAGTCGAATCCGTTGTTGGCGATCGACGATGACGGTGACTTGAGCAAGATCGAGGACAACACCCGTCTCAATCAGATCGTCTCTCACGAGAGGCAGATCATGGACGAGAAGGGAAAGGGCCTGTACGAGATCGCGTTCGACACGATGCTCTTCGTCGGCACGAACTCGCCGGTGAAGATCACAGACGCGAAATCCGGGGTTATTCGCCGTTTGGTCGACGTTCGCCCTTCGGGAAAGCGTCTGCCAAAAAGTAAGTACGAGCTCTGCATGCAGGAGATATCCGAGACAATCCCCCATATAGCGGAGCGTTGTCTAGAGGTGTATCGCACACTAGGCCCATGGGCGTATGACGAATATGAGCCCATCGCCATGCGAAGCAGGACCGAGCCGTTGTTCAACTTCGTTCTTGAAATGGAGGACGAACTGGATGACCCGGAAGGTGTAACCCTGAAAAGGGCGTATTCGTTGTACAAGCAGTACTGCGACATGGCGAACATCGAGTACAAGATGCCGATGTATGTGTTCCGCGAATCGTTGAAGGACTTCTACGATTCATTCAAAGATCGAGATCAACGAAGCGGAATGAATCGACGATCGGTGTACTACGGGTTCGACCATGATTCCCTTCGAGACAAGGACGGAATCGTTCAGGAGAAACCCGAAACGTGGTTGAAACTGGATAGCACGGAATCGTATCTTGACGAGCGGTACGCGGATAGACCGGCTCAGTACGCCACCCCGGACGGCCATCCTGGAAAGCCCTGGGATGATGTCACCAAAACTCTGAAGGAACTCGACACAAGGAGCGAGCATTTTGTCCGTCCACCGGTCAACGAGGTCGTCATCGATTTCGATCTCTCTGAAGGGGGATCCAAATCTCTTGAGCGCAATATTGCAGCCGCAGCTCAGTGGCCTCCTACATACGCTGAGCTCTCACGAAGCGGAGGAGGTATCCACCTCCATTACATTTACGATGGAGGCACCGACAGACTCCGCAATTTCATTGAAGACGGAATCGAGTGCAAAGTCTATCGAGGAAAGTCAGCACTTCGGAGGCGTCTCACAAAATGCGGCGGACGACCGACTCTTGCGCGACTTTCCGAAGGGGACCTCCCTCTCAAGGACGAACCTGTGATCTCGGACACCCGCATGAAGAGCGAGAAGGCCCTGCGCCAACTCGTTCTGCGCAACATTCGCAAGGAGATACATCCCGGCACCAAGCCGAGCGTGGATTTCATTCGCAAGATCCTGGACGATGCATATTCGTCAGATTTATCGTATGATATCTCGGACATGCGCAACCAGGTTATGGCGTTTGCGGCATCCAGCACCCATCACGGAGCGTACTGCCTCGAGCAGGTGGCGAAGATGCACTTCCAGTCCGAGAATGACGAGGAATCCGAGAACCATCCTGCGTCTGACGGAGATCTCATTTTCTTCGACTGCGAGGTCTTCCCCAATCTCTTCCTCCTCAACTGGAAGGTCCAGGGCAACGAGAAAGTGGTCCGAATGATCAACCCGGACCCGGAGGAAGTCGAGGCGCTGTGCAGGAATCGCCTTGTCGGCTTCAATAACCGAAGGTATGACAATCACATCCTCTACGCACGAATCATCGGATATTCGAACTACGAGCTCTACAAGCTCTCGAAGAGGATCATCGAGTCCCACGTCAAGGCCGGCTTCGTCGAGGCGTATAATCTCTCCTACACGGACGTGTACGACTTCGCGGCGAAGAAGCAGTCCTTGAAGAAGTGGGAGATCGAGCTCGGTCTCAAGCACGATGAGCTCGGTTTCGACTGGGACGAACCGGTGCCCGAGGAGCACTGGGCGCGCGTGAGCGAGTACTGCGATAACGATGTCATATCCACGGAGAAGGTGTTCGAGCACCTCCACGAGGATTGGGTCGCGCGTCAGGTTCTCGCCAAGGTGGCCGGGCTTACGCCGAATCACTCGACTAACGCCCTTACAACCCGAATCATTTTCGGCAAGGAGAAGCATCCCCAGCTGGTCTACACGGACTTGAGCGAGATGTTCCCCGGATACAAGTACGAATACGGCAAGTCCACGTACAAGGGCGTGGAAGTCGGCGAAGGAGGTTACGTCTATGCTGAGCCTGGTATTCATCTTGATGTTGCTCTTCTGGATGTTGCATCACTACATCCTACGTCCATTGAGCAACTCAATCTGTTCGGCGAGTACACGTCGCGCTTTTCGGAGATCAAGATGGCTAGGATCGCCGTCAAACATGGCGATACGGCATCCGCTGCTAGTCTTCTTGGGGGTGCTCTTGGTCCGTACCTGGGATCGAAAGAAGAGCTCTCAGCCCTCGCCTATGCCCTCAAGATCGCCATCAACAGCGTCTACGGACTCACGGCTGCCAAGTTCGACAATCCCTTTCGGGACCCCCGTAACGTCGACAACATCGTCGCGAAACGCGGGGCCCTTTTCATGGTCGATCTGAAGGAGGCCGTGCAGGAGCGAGGATTGACGGTCGCGCATATCAAAACCGATTCGATCAAGATTCCCAACGCGACTCCCGAAGACATCCAGTTCGTCATGGACTTCGGCAAGAAGTACGGGTACGACTTCGAGCATGAGGCGACATACGATCGTATGTGCCTTGTGAACGATGCGGTGTACATCGCGCATGACGAATCCGGATGGCACGCAACCGGTAAGCAATTCCAGGAGCCCTATGTCTACAAGAAGCTGTTCACCAGAGAGCCCATCGAGTTCGACGACTATATCCAGGCCAAGTCGGTCACAAGCCGGATGTATCTCGCACCCGATAGTGACGACATCGTGCCGGAAGATCTCAAATTCATTGGTCGTGTGGGAACGTTCGTTCCGGTCGTCGAAGGAGGCGGAAGACTTCTACGCGAAACGCGCAGGAAAGACGCTGACGGCCAAGATGTCATATCCTATGGAGCAGTCGCGGGAACCAAGGGCTACCTGTGGATGGAGTCAGGGGACGCTCTTCTGACCGGAGCGCGAATCGACCAGCGATATTATGACAAGTTGGCCGAGGACGCCCTGGATCAGATTCAGAAGTACGGCGACGAAGAGATCTTCCGAGCCGTCTGACATTCGGCGGTGGGGTCTTCGTCGCGAGCTCGACAAGGATTATAATGGAGACCCCACTATCGAAAGGAAAACCATGAACAAGAAGCTCGTCAAGATCGCCATTGCCGCGGTTGTCGCGGGTGCCGTCACAGGCATCTGCCAGGCCGCGTACGACGCGAAGGACGATGAGACCGATCAGTAGACGTGACTCCGAATCCATATCCGTGAACAACGGGTATGGATTATCATTTCACAGAGAGGAACACATGGAAACTTTCACACGACGTCTGGATGCTGAGGAGGCGGCGATTCTGCAGGATCATGTTCTCGGTCTTCTGTCCACGACGAAGGAGACCCATCTCGGCATTCTGGCCACCCTCGACGAGGAAGTTCCAGAGGTCTACAGCGACTACGAGGATACCATGCTCACTGTGATGCGCCGGGAGATCTCACGCATCACCGATTGGCTCAAGAACTACTGATAGGAGAACACACCATGGCCAACTACATTCTTCGCAACGCACGCCTTCTGTTCCGAAACTTCTCGGGGGCCCCGAACAAGTTCGGCAGCACGGACAGGACGTTCTGCGTCATTCTTCCTCCGGACAAGGAGCCGGCGTTCCGGGAGGAGGGTTTCAACGTCAAGACTCTCAAGCCTCGCGACGAGGAAGAGGAGCCCACGCCTTTCGTCCAGATCAAGGTTCGTTACGGGTATCGTCCGCCCAAGGTCACTCTGATCGCCGGCGGCGCAAGAACCCCCTTGACCGAGGACACGATCGGCCAGCTGGACTTCGCGGACATCGAGCAGGCAGACTTGAGCATTCGTCCTTACCACGGCCGGACTCGAGCGGGTATCGAGTTCTGCACGGCATACCTCGACAAGGCGTATATCACTATCGCCACGGACGAGCTCGATGCGATTTACAACCAGCCTGCTCCGGAGGAGGACTGAAATGATCTGCAAGAAGGACATCGAGGGCTGTAAGGTTTTCTGGTCGGCAGTCACGGCTGACCGGGTTATTCCGCCGAATGGGAAGAAGTACGAGCAACTGACTTATGAGCCGACGGGTTGGTATCTTTTCATCGCGGACGACGAGTATTGGCTCTACCCCGTAGAGGGAATCGAGCGTATCGAGTGCCTCCCCGATTCTCGACTGGCGGTATATCCCGTGGAACAGCCCTATGCGATCTACGACAAGCCGAAATACAAGTACGAGCTCGAAGACAACACTATCAAGATTGCTGAGAACTCGGACGCCGTCTCGCATCCGCCGCATTATGCCAGCGGTTGGAGCAACGGCGCCGAGGTGATCGACCTCACCGAGCACCTCTCGTTCTGCGCGGGCAACGTCGTGAAGTACGTCTGCCGTGCGGGACGCAAGGATCCTGACAAGTACGTCGAGGATCTGGAGAAGGCTCGGTGGTATCTCGATCGAGAGATTGAAAGAGTCTGGGGGGACTGATGCGGTACCCATCGGTCGATAACCTCGCCGGGTACTATCAGACTCGAGCGGGGGCGGTCGTGAAGGCCGAGAAGCGGAACGATATGTGGACCGTGCACATCGGATCTCGCGACGTCGTGATCATCAGCGATGACGCGTTCTACTCGCTGTTCTCGGGCGTCGTCTGAGACAGCACTCGAACCCGGGGGTCCTCTGGAGACATTGGGTCCCCGGGTTCACGCAACAACACCTTTTTTGTATTACTACAAAGATCGGAACACACAATGACTTACGATGAGATTCTCGAGCGGGTCCAGTACTCGATATCGCAGGCCCAGCGAATGAGCTCGTATTGGTCGGCCACCATCAACACCGCTCATTTCACGCACGACGTTATCTCGAAGATGGCTCGAGACGCCATGGAGTGCAAGAACCACATTCGAGCACTCGACAGTCTTGAGGAGGACGCTCAGAACCTCCCGCTTCTTGTGGAGGACACCGACGTCTCGGACCTTCTCGCACTCGTGTTCCAGACCAGGGATGTCTGGAGCTCCATTCGCATCACTTTGAAGAGGACGCTGGAGGAGACGATCTGAGATGGACCGCATTCGCGTTATCGTCGAGTGGACTCGCATCACCGCCCGTTTCTGGAGGTTGTACGTCGACCCCTGGAACGAGGACCAGACGTTCCTGCGCAACGACTATCGCACAGCACACGCATATCTCGAGGAGCTGAAGTCGCTCCCTGTTACTCCGGCTCTGATCACCGCCCAGGAGGAGCTCCAGACGCTTCTCCACAATCTCGATTGGAAGGTCTCATGATTCTCCGAACCCGTGTCAAGGATGCGCCCGACATCGTGGACGAGATCACCGGACCCGTGACTGTCCTGGATGGCGAATGGTGCATCCCGGTAACGTACCCGAACATGTTCCTCGAAGGCGACATCATAGAGGACGTGGTCCACTACAGCGATAAGCGATGGACCATCACCGAGACCGAGGACGAGATCGAAGCCGTCTGGAAGCACGATCGTACGAGAGAAGCACGCTGATGAGGACTATCGTATTTCACTTGACTCACACTGATCACAACGGTAACTTGCACACCGAGACTCGGCACTGGAAGGAGCGGGAGCACAGCGTCCAGAAGCTCCTGGACATCATGCTCCGCAAGTATCGTCTGCACCGCCCTCGCCTGGTGAACAAGCGCTATGAGCTCGACCGCACGGTCTACCATTACCACGCGGAGCTCTCTGATGACTGAGAGGTGGGTCGAGTCCACGTACTACGAGAACACCGAGGTGAGCGATCTCGGCAATATCCGACGGATCTCGGACAAGACTCCTCGTAACCATCCGATGCGCATTCGCAATCGCGCCACGACCGCTGAGCCATGCGTGACTCTGCACCCCATCGGCGCTAAGACTCCCGCGGGCGTAAAAGCCTGGCGCACTGTTCCACTGCGACGAGTCGTATGGGAGACATTCCACAACGAGAAGCTTCCGCGAGGCAAGTTCGTGAAATCCTTGAACGGAGATGTCGAGGACTGCCGCCTGTCGAATCTCTTCATCACGTCGCCCAACGAGGTTAAGCGGGCCAAGCTCGAGCCTTGGACCATGACCGAGGACTACCGGCAATGCTACGAGTGGTTCACTCATTGCGTGAGTCTTAGAGGGGAGGTCCGTAAGATCTCCGACGGGTTCAGACACAAATGGGGAACCACCGGTCAGAATCGAAAGACGCCTTATGTCACCCTGTGCAGGGGTGGAACGCGGGTCCACGTCGGCGTTGCCAGACTCATGGCGGACGCCTGGATCCGTCCGGTGGATAAGGGGGAGAGGGTTGTCCTGGATGATCCGGATGGTCCCCTCACTCTCGAGAACATCCGGATCATGGATCTCGATAGCGCCATGATCTACACGCGAGGCATAGGCCTTGCCAAAGCGAAGGGGTACTCGGCGGCGGGTTTCGAGAAGACCCCCGAGAAGCGCAAGTACGAAGCGGCTAAGGCGATCGGAGCAGTCAGTGAGTGGGATGAATACATTTTCGGTTGACGAGTACCTCAGCGGGGCGATCGAAGAGACAGTCGTCTGGACGGCGATTTGAGCGGCCGCGTTTGGGCTCCCGTGGGCGATGGGAGCCGTGTCGAGGTGTCTGTCGGCGGTGTCTGTCGCACTCGGAACGAGCGATACTACTACCGGACCTTCGAGAAGGACAACGGCTACCTGGTAGTCAATCTTCCCACCTTGAGCGGAAGCAGGACGTACTACTTGCACCGCGTGGTCTGGGAGGCATTCAGAGGCCCTCTGAGCCCTGATGAGCACGTATACCACATCAACGGCGACAAGCGGGATAATCGCCTGGAGAACCTCGCCGTACGCTCCCGTTCAGACGGCGTGCGGAAATCCTGGGCCAATCGGAAGGAGGCTTGGACGCAGATGGCTCTTGAACTGGACTCATGGGCGTGATGCTCTGGAGTCACCAGCAAGAGGCCTTGCAGAAGATGACCGACGGGTGCATCCTGAAGGGCGGAGTGGGTTCCGGGAAGTCTCTCACGGCTCTGGCGTATATCGTCGAGTCGTATGAGACCCCCCGGTCCACTTCGCCCTCCGGGGCACCCGCCATGGTTTATATAATTTGCACGGCCAAGAAGAGGAACGACCGCGAATGGCACGACGAAGTCGTTCGTATTGGTCTTGAAGAGAGGGGGTACGGGGTCGTCATAGACTCCTGGAACAACATAGCCAAGTACAAGGGTGTGAGGAAGGCGTTCTTCGTCTTCGACGAGGCTCGTGGAGGAGGTCAGGGGGCCTGGGGGAGGGCGTTCGTGAAGATAGCCCGCCAGAACCGCTGGATCCTCCTGAGCGCTACGCCCGGGGATGACTGGATGGACTACCTCAACGTGTTTCTCGCGCACGGATTCTACCGCAACAAGACGGATTTCGTGGAGCAGCACGTCGAGTGGGACCGTTTCGCGAAGTACCCGAAGGTGAAACGCTGGCACAACCAGAGCAAACTCCAGGGTTTCAAGCGTCTCGTGACCGTTTCAATGCCCGATAAGCGCCACACGCGCCGAATTGTCGAGTGGGTGGATGTACCTTATGACAAAATGGCGTTCAAAACCTTGATGAGGGACCGTTTCGACCCTTGGAAGATGGAGCCCATTGAGGATGCCGGAGCCTTGTGCTATGCGGCCAGGCGCATGGTGAATGACAACGAGGCCCGTATGGAACGCGTGAGAGCCATTCTGAGGCGTTTTAAGCGAGTGATCGTATTCTACTCCTTCGACTACGAGTTAGAGCTTCTACGTGGCTTACACGGCCTCTCAGGGGTATCTGTGAGGGAGTACAACGGGCACAAGCACGAGTCCTTGCCGGAGGGGGAGTCCTGGGCGTACTTGGTGAACTACGCGTCGGGTGCCGAGGGGTGGAATTGCGTGACGACGGACTGCATGGTCTTCTTCAGTCTGTCATATTCCTGGCGCCAGACGCAGCAGTGCATGGGGCGGATCGACCGTATGAACACTCCGTTCACGAACTTGAGGTACTGGTTTCTGTACACCAAGAGCGACATAGATCTCGCTATCCGGCGTGCTCAGGGTCGAAAGGAGGTCTTCAACGAGAAATCTTGGGCCCTTAGCCGGGCCTGAGCAGCCATAAGAAAAAATGACGGCTAGCACTTCGCGCCAAAAAAAAAATGGTTTCTGGGGTGCTAGCAGTCACTGCTCGACACGGTTGGTCGATAGGTTTTCGACTGCCTTGGGCTCACCAGCCATTTTGTTGTCTTCCGTTTCAGATTTGGCTGGAGGACTTTTCGTTGGAATCATGCGGTTTTATACCCCCTATAAGCCATATCTCTACTCTTTACTACTTAGAAAATAAATAATAAAAAAGAGAAAGAGAACATAGAAATTTATAGCGGTATAGGGAAAACCCCTGTTTTGGCTATTATCGTTTACTCCTGTCACACCAGTCACAAATAGTCACACCAGTTACAGGCTACGCAACAGTTTTAACATGCGTAACATCTGTAACATATTCGGCTCTTACGCGATTCGACCTTCCCGATCCGAGATCTTCCATACCCACCATATCGCCCACTCAACATGCACTATAATGAAAGAGGATCATCATCCCCTATCGATTTACCGGAGCCGCCATGCTCGAACGAGACTTCCAGGCCAAGCTCATCAAGGAGATCAAGAACCGGCTTCCGGGCAGTATGGTTTTGAAGAACGACCCGAACTACAAGCAGGGTGTTCCTGATCTCCTCGTTCTCCATCGAGACCGATGGGCCGCCCTCGAGGTGAAGGCCTCCCCCAAGGCCAAGCACCGCCCGAACCAGGATTGGTATGTATCCAAGATGGACGACATGGCTTACGCCGCGTTCATCGATCCATCCAACAAGGAGCACGTTCTAGATGAAGTTCAACGATCACTCGAGGCTTGAGGGCGCACACGCGTTTCTGAGTGCCAGCAAGTATCATTGGGTGAACTACGACGACGCCAAGTTGATCGAGTCCTACCGCACGGCTCAGGCCGCAGCCATCGGCACCCGTCTTCACGCAATGGCCGCCGAGCACATTCGCCTCGGCATGCGCATGCCTCGCAACAAGGTGACGTTCAACGCCTACGTGAACGACGCCATCGGGTATCGCATGACCCCCGAGCAAGTTCTTTACTATTCCCCGAACGTGTACGGGACTGCCGACGCCATCCGCTTCTACGAGAATTCTCGATTCCTGAGGATCCACGATCTGAAGACGGGGACGACTCGGGTCAGTATGACCCAGCTCAAGATCTATGCGGCCATCTTCTGTCTGGAGTACGACGTCCGTCCTGGCGATATTTCTGCAGAGCTGCGGATCTACCAGAACGACGAGGTGGCGATCGAAGAGCCCGATGTCGATGAGCTCGGGCATATCATCGACAAGATCGTTCACTTCAACAAACTTATCGAAGACATCAAGCTCGAAGATGCCTGAGGGTTAGAGCAGGAGATTCAATGCTTCCGGACGATATTCTCGTTCACTACGGTACCCCCCGCCATTCCGGACGGTACCCCTGGGGTTCCGGCAAGGATCCCTATCAGAGCGCTAAGGGCTTCTTCGCCGAGAGACAGCGCCTTCGCGACCAGGGGTTGAGCGACACCGAGATTGCTCGAGGCTGGGGAATGTCCACGACCGAGTTCCGAGCCATCGGCATGCACCTCGGTGAGGAGAAGCGGGCAGGAGACATTTCGCGAGCTGTCCGTATGAAGCAGGCCGGACTTCCTAACACGGTCATCGCGGAGAAGATGGGGATCAACGAATCCTCCGTTCGCAACCTTCTCTCCAAGGACGCTCGCGAGGTTAAGTCCAACGTCAGCAAAACTGCGGACATCCTTGCGGAGCAGGCCGAGAAACACAAGTACATCGAGTACGGCGCCGGGGTTGAGCTCAACATGGGGTGCTCCGACGCAACACTTCGTACGGCGGTAGAGGTTCTCAAGCAGCGCGGGTATGTCACCAACGAGGTCTATATCAAGCAGGCCGGGAGTGATAAGTTCACCACTCTCAAGGTCCTCTCACCTCCTGGGACGAAGCGCTCGGATCTGATGGCCAACCGCGACAAGATCCGGACTCCCGGAATCGCCGCGGACCTGGATGGCGCATTCACCACCGGGATCAAGAAGCCCTCATCCATCTCGTCCAAGCGGGTCAAAGTCCGCTACGACGAGGACGGGGGCACGGACATGGACGGCGTCATTCAAATTCGCCGTGGGGTGAAAGACCTCTCGCTCGGCAACAGTACCTACGCCCAGGTTCGAATCGCCGTGGACGGCACCCACTACCTCAAAGGCATGGCCATGTACAGCGACGACCTGCCCAAAGGCGTGGACGTCGTCTTCAACACGAACAAGAAGAAGGGGACCCCGAAGCTCGGCCCCAAGGATAACACCGTCCTGAAGCCGATGAAGAAGGATCCCGACAATCCGTTCGGCGCCACCATCCGCAAGCAGCTGTACTTCAAAGGCAAGGACGGCAAGCAGAAGCTGTCGGCGATCAACATCGTCAACGACGAGGGAACGTGGGACAAGTGGAGCCAGTCTCTCGCTTCCCAATTCCTTTCGAAGCAATCCCCTGTTCTCGCCAAGAAGCAGCTCGCCAAAGTGCGGGAGTCGAAGCAGAAGCAGTACGACGACATCATGAGGCTGACGAACCCGAGCCTTCGGAAGAAGCTGCTCATTTCGTTGGCCGATGATTGCGACTCGGCGTCCGTCCACCTCAAGGCCAAGGCCCTCCCCGGCCAGAGCTCGCAGGTTATTCTTCCTCTCCCTCACCTGAAGAAGAACGAGATCTACGCACCGAACTATCGAGACGGTGAGGTTGTATCGCTAGTTCGTTATCCGCATGGCGGTACTTTCGAGATCCCCCAGCTCGTAGTCAACAACCGTAACAAGAAGGCTCGCCGCACCCTTGGGCAGGTGACTGACGCTGTCGGTATTCACCCCAGCGTTGCGGAGAGACTCAGCGGTGCCGACTTCGACGGAGATAGCGTGGTGGTCATTCCGCATCGCGGCAAGACCAGGATCAAAGCCACCAAGCCGTTGAAAGGTCTGGAGGGGTTCGATCCGAAACGGGCGTACCCCAAGTACGACGGAATGAAAGTCATGTCCGACACCCAGACTCAAATGGGCAAGATCAGTAATCTTATCACCGACATGACCATCAAGGGCGCCAGTGAGCAGGAGCTGGCCCGGGCTGTTCGTCACTCCATGGTCGTTATCGACGCGGAGAAGCATCAACTCAACTACAAGCAGTCCGAGCGCGACAACGGAATCGCCGCCCTCAAGAAGAAGTATCAATCCGGTGGAGCATCCACCCTCATCTCGAGGGCCAGCGGTGAGAAGCGCATACCCAAGCGCAGGGGCCGCTCTGCTCGAGAGGGCGGGGGTATTGATCCGAAGACGGGCAAGAAGGTGTGGGTCGAAACCGGCGAGAGCTATATCGATTCCCGGGGCAAGAAGGTGCTGCGCACTGAGAAAGCCCCCCGTATGGCTCTGACGGACGATGCCTACTCCCTGTCTTCGGGGACCCGGATGGAGAACCTGTATGCCGAGCACGCCAACTCGCTGAAGGCCCTGGCCAACAAAGCGAGAAAGGAAGCCGTGTCGCAGCCCCGGGTCAGGAAGAACCCCCAGGCTGCCCGGCGTTATTCTCGAGAGGTGGCCGAGCTCAAGGCCCAGATCAACGTGGCCCGTAAAGCGAAGCCTCTGGAGAGACAGGCCCAGGTTATCGCCAACGGCGTGGTCGATGCCAAGGTGCGTTCAAATCCCGACATGTCTTATAAGGACCGGGCCAAAGTAACGGCCATGGCATTGAAGACCGCCCGTCAAAGACTGGGGTACGATAGAAACGCCACCCGTATCCGCCCCACCCCCCTCCAGTACCGGGCCATCCAGGAGGGTGCTGTGTCGCAGTCGATGATTGATCAAATTCTCGAAAGCGCAGATTTGGATCACCTCAAATCTTTGGCTATGCCCAAGCAGACCCAGCCCCTCACAAGGCGCCAGGCGAATCGCATTTCTATTTACAGGAAGAACGGTTCGACAGTCGCCGAGATCGCCGATGCCCTGGGCATCAGTCCTGCTAGAGTTCGAGAGTATCTTTCGGGTACCGCTACAGTGGTCTAGCCACAGGACTCTGCACATGAAGCTTCTCTGAGCTTGCGTTCCGTTGTTTCCCGATCCTGCAGAGAAGCTCACTCGGGCCTTCGCTCCACACGGTGTCTCTGAGAAGGTCTTCCGCACAGGGCCTCTATGGCGGCTCCCGCACAAGGGGGTCTCTGTAGGGGCCCTGTGCGCACATGTTCGTACACACCATTACAGCAGAGGTGGTGCACCCCTACCATGCAGGCTGCTAGGCTTACTACACTGGACAACCCTTACGATCCATTCGATTCGTTCTACCAATGGTATGAGTGGGACGAGGCACATGGGTACCACACCACCTCCTACCTGGGTAGGGTGGCATGGACTAGTGACGAACTGTCTGAAGCTGATGAAGTTCTTGCAACGAATCAAGCGATCGACGAGATCATCGAGCTCGACTTGACAGGAAACTACAAAAAGGTTGAATCAAGAGAAAGCTGAAAGTTCGAATCTTTCTATTTCTATTTTTCCCCAAACGGGGGGAGAGGGGTCGCAAGATCGACACCCCCCGGGCTTCGGCCGTCCACCTCATATTTA